TATTCCAAACTGCTGAACGGGCCATGACATTTCGAGTGCCAGAAAAATACCGGGTGCATTTCCCGGGATACCCGGAAGGGGATGAGCGCAATGGCAGTTTCATCATCCCGCTCAAACACCAACAGAAGCTGCGCGTGATTGCCAGTGACGGCATGGGTTGGGAACACGTCAGCGTCAGCCGCAAGGACAGATGCCCGACATGGGATGAGATGTGTCAGGTCAAGGCGTTGTTTTGGGAGCCGCAAGATTGCGTCATCCAGTTCCACCCCCCGGCGTCCGAGTACGTCAACCTGCACCCGTTCTGCCTTCACCTTTGGCGAGAGATTGGCCGGGAAGTCGCAACGCCACCCATGTTGCTGGTAGGGTGAGCCATGACCTATGAGGACGGCATCCTGTACGCGGTTCAAGTGGTGCGGGGTGAAATTTCGGTCTGCCGCAACATCCGGCTTGCCTGTCAGCGGTTCCTGAACCAGCTTGAGGACAGGTCATGGGCTTATGAGTTCCACGTCAAGTATGTGGAACACTTCCTTGAGTTCGCGTCCACCCTTTGCCACACCAAAGGCCCGGAAGCGGGAAAACCCTTGGTGCTGGAGCCGTTCCAAATTTTTCTCATCTGCGCCATCTACGGGTTCCGCAGCAAAAAAGACCCGAAGCGGCGGATGGTCACGGATGTCATCGTGTACATCCCGCGCAAGGCGGGCAAGTCCACGCTGATTGCCGTCTTGGGCCTGTATGAACTTCAATGGGGCGAATCCGGCGCGGAGGTGTACACCCTTGCGACCAACCGTGACCAAGCCAGCTTGGTGTTCCATGCCGCTCAGGGCTTTGTTGAGGCCATGCCCGGGGACGTCAGCGGCCTGTACGGTGTCAGCCGTTACCAAATCGTCAAGCGCGGGGACAGCCAAAGCGTGTTCAAAGCCCTGAGCCGGGACACCAAAAAATCCGGTGACGGCTTGAACCCGTCCTGCGTCATCATTGACGAGGCGGCGCAGATTGTTGACCGCAACACGATTGAGGTGATGTTTTCCGGCATGGTGGCGCGTCAGAACCCGTTGCGGGTCTACATCACCACGGCCAGCTTCACCAAGGAAACCAAGTTTTTTGAAGACATGCAGTTGCTGGAGGCGATGCTGTCCGGGGAAGCGGAGGACAACCCCCGTTGGTTTGGCCTGTTGTACAGCCTTGACCCGGGGGATGACTGGCGTGAGCCTTCCACTTGGGCCAAAGCCAACCCCATGCACGGCATCAGCGTGTTTGAGGAAGCCATCGCACAGCGGGCGGAGGAAGCCAAGCACAAGCCAGCGGCCCTCAACGAGTTCCTGTGCAAAACCCTCAACATCTACGTCAGTGCAAACAGCGCGTGGGTTGACCGGGATTATTGGGACGACAAAAAATGCAGCAGCGTGGCAAACCTTGGCCGGGAGCCGGAAGCCGTTTTCATCGGATTTGACCTTGCGGCTGTTCGTGACCTGAATGCCGTGTGCACCCTCAAGCGATATGCTGAGGATGATTTTGAGGCCCATTGGAAGTTCTTCATGCCGGAAGCCGGATATGACCTCATCCCCAAGCACTATCTGGACATTTTCCGGGTGGCGCGGCAAGCCGGGATTTTGCACGTCACCGAGGGCAACGTGATGGATGACCGGGAAATCAGCGACTACATCATTGCAGAGTGCAGCCGGTATGACGTCAAGGAAATTGGCTATGACGCATACAACGCGGCATCACTGGTGGCGAGGCTGCACGACAGCGGTTTGCCCGTCAAAAAAGTGGGTCAGGGCATGGCCGTGCTGTCAAACCCGTCCAAACACACCGAAAAACTCATCATGCAACACGCCATCAAGCATGACGGCAACCCGTTCGTTGGCTGGCAGCTTGGAAACTGCGAAGTGTATGAGGATGTGAATGGAAACGTGAAGGTGCGCAAGAATGAAGCTGACAAAAGTGCCAAGGTGGATGGCATAATTGCGCTTATCATCGCCATGCACTGTTCATTGGACAATCCTGCCGTGAGTGGTTTTGGCTTCCGCACCTTTTGAGGAATCATATGGAACTGCGTGGAATACCTGAGATTTTCAAACGGAAATCAACCAAAGCCAACGAAGCCAACACGCTTTTCGGGCAGACGGCCCTTGGCAACAACATCGTGTATCAGGGGGACAACAAGAACCCCACCGTCAACACGCAAATCCTGTACGTCACCACGTCAAGCGCAACAAACGCTGGACGCCCGGTGGACACGTCCCTGTTGTCACGCAACAGCACCGTCATGTCGTGCGTTTCCGTGAAGGCCCGTGCAATTTCGCAGCTTCCCATTAAGATTATGTGCAAGGGCGATGACGGCACGTTTGTGGACGCAGTGTTGGATGAAAAGGTTGGTGTCCGCGACAAGCAACGAGCCAAAGCCGTTTTGAAGCTGTTGGAGTGCCCCAATAATTTCCAGAGCCAATATGAATTTTGGTATCAGTGGATGATGTGGCACGAAATGCTTGGCGAAGCCTTCACCCTCTGGTGGAGAGCAGACCAAAAGAAGATGACGCAAGTGCCGCTTGAGATGTACATCCTTGACAGCACACTGATTGCCGTGACCATCACTGAGACGCGTTACCCGTCATACAGGCTTTCCACCCCGTCCTACGGGTTCAGCAAGGATGAGCCGCTGCAATACTACCAAGTGATGCACTGCAAAGACCAAGCGTGGCAGGGTTCCGCTGGCTTCAACAAAGGGATGTTGGCCGCTGAACTGGTTGGCCTTGACCAAGACATTGACATTTATGCCAACTACGTGATGCTCAATGGCGCGAAGCCGTCCGGCATTTTTGTGACTGAGCAAGTCATCCCTGACAGCAAGTTCAAGGAAATCGCAGCCCGCCTCAAGGAAGCGTGGAGCAGCATGATTGGCAGTCAGCGCACCGACCAAAGCAAGCCCGGTCAATCCATGTTGCTTGACCAAGGCATGCGCTATGAAGCGGTGAAGCCCCTGACGTTGCAAGACACAGACCTTGCCAACCTCAAGACCCAAACCATGAAGCGCATCTGCGCCTTGTACGGTGTGCCGGCCGCAATGGTGGGCGTGGGCGAATCCAAGTACAACAACACGCAGACGATGCTGGATGAGTTCTACAAATCCACCATGTACCCAATTCTGGTGAACGCTCAACAGAAGCTGAAGCAAGCGTTGTTCAACGATTACCCAAACCTGTACGTGGAATTTGACACCAAGAATTTCCTGAAGGGCGCACCGCTTGACCAGATGAATTTCGTCAATTCCGGCGTCAAGGCTGGCGTGATGACGCCCAATGAGGGGCGCGAATACCTTGGAATGTCCAAGATGGAAGGCGCGGATGAGTTGGTGGGGGACGGCGGAAAGGTTGAGCCAATTCCCGGCTCAAGCCCGCAGGACACGGGTGGTGGTGGTGGCAACCAAACCCGAAAAATGAACATCGGGAAATAATGTCACTGATTTTTCGTTTGATGGTAGCATCCTTGGCAACAATCCAGCCAAGTCCTGCGCCTAAAAAACGAGGGCGACCGCCAAAAACAATACACGACATTGACCAAACAAAAGTCGATGAGGTTATCTATGACAAAAAACGTGATGCTGGTGTGCGAGGCCAAACTGGCGGTGGAAGCCGCAAAGGGAAGCGCACCCACCGGCAAAATTGAAGCCCGTGTAACAACTTGGGGGCCACGCGAAGGCGCGGATGGCCGCAGGTTTTTCTATCAGGCCGAAGGCTTCATGGATTGGGCCAAAGAATTCACTGAGTCAGGCAGACCCCTGCCAATGTTCGTGAATCATGCGGCTGATGCCATTCCCGTGGGCGAATGGACAGAGTTCGCGTTTGACGATGAAGGAATGACCGCCAGTGGCCGTTTGTACCTCAACACAAACCAAGGCGCAGACCTGTACAACGTGATGACAGAATCGCCCGCCATGTTTGGTGGCGTGTCTGTTGGCGCATACGCTGAGGAATACCAATGGGTCAAGGAAGATGGCACGGTGTTTCCTGCCGGTTCCGGCGAATATTGGGATGAAGGCTATTTTCAAATCACCAAAGGCGGCTTGCGCGAAGTCAGCGTGGTGATGTACCCCAACAATACACAGGCAGAAGTGCAGAAACTGGAATTCTTCCGGGATGACGGCACGGCTGACCTCAAGATTTTGGAAAAGGCTTTGCGTGAGGCAGGGCTGTCCAAGAAGGATGCGGTCACGTCCGCGTCCGTGTTCAAGAAGGTTTTGGAACAGCGTGATGTTGTCCAAGAGCGCATTGAACCCGCAGCCGCACAGAGCGATTCTGACGCGGAAGTGACCGAAGCACAGGAGATTCTTGCCGCATTGGAGCGGCGTGAACTGCTGAAACAACTTGACCAACGACTGAAAGGTTGAACCATGTCCAAAGAAATCATTGAAAAACTGGATGCCATCGAAGCCAAACAAGCTGAGAGCATCACCGCTGTTGAAGCAAAAATCCCTGCCGCTGTTGACGCCATCAAGGCCGAATTCAGCGAAATGGTGAGCGCACTGGAAGCCAAAGTTGCTGCCGTGGGCACTCCCGCAATTCACCGCGAACAAGCCAAGACCGTCCGCCAAGACGTGAACCGTCATGTGCGCGAACAGTTGAAAGAACTGGCCGCTGGCAAGTCCACTTTTGAAAAGAAGCTGGAAATTTTTGCTGACGAGTCGCAAATGGAAGCGTACCTGAAAGAAGCCTCTGCCCTGACCGCTGGTGGTGATGGCAAGGGTGGCCGCACTGGCTATGACCCTGTGTTCCGCGCACTGCGTTTGGCTAACCCTTTGCGTGGCGTGTCTCGCACAGTGGCAACTGATGGTTCGTCCTATCAGTTCCGCGTCAAGACCGGCAACGCTGGTGCTCAATGGGGCTATGGCATCCAGAACAACGGCACACCCACCACTGAAAACACCAGCATCTGGCAAATCGTCCTCAAGGACATCAACGTGCAGTTCCCCATCCGTACTGCCGCGTTGGATGACATTGACGGCTTGGAAGCCAATGTGGTTGACGACATGCTGGCCGAATTCGCACAGGCTGAAGCCTTGTCGATGATTCAGAACAATGACCAGAGCGGTGACGGCACAACCGTTTCCACTGGCGGTGCTGACGGCGTGCGTGGCCTTGACCAATACCCCGGCGCAAACTCCACCTACACAGGCGGCAAGACCAGCGCGGCGGCTTTTGGTTCCAGCGGCACAGGTTCTTCCAGCGGCTTGCACAGCTTGGCTACCTATGACCAGTTGACCACCAACGGCAACACCGTGGGCGCGAACAACATCAGCTACAACGATGTGATCAACTTGATCTATGCGTTGCCGCAAGAGTACTGGACAGACAGCGCGAAGTTCGTCATCAACCCCATCTTGTTGAACGGCATCCGCAACCTGAAGGACAACCAAGGCGCACCCATCTTCAACCGTAATGAAGGTTTGTCGGTTGAGGGTATCGTGGGCCAACTGTTGGGCTTTGACGTTGTGGTCAACAAGTACGTTGACGCCCCATCGCAACTGACTACCGGCACTGCTGGCACAAACAGCCTGTACCCCATGTTCTTTGCTGACTGGAGCCGTTTCCACACCATCATTGACCGCCTCAACATGGTCATGCGCAGGTACGACCAGACGTTGCCCGGATTTATCACCTTTTTTGGTGAGAAGCGTCTGGCAACTTCCGTGCGTGACCCCAACGCTGGTGTGCGTTATCGCTCCACCGGCACTGCGACCTGATTGCAGTGAGCCATTGGCAGGGGCTACGGCCCTTGCCTTTTTTCACTTTTCACAAACGGACACACGCCATGAATATCACCGAAAAAGTCCTGAGCGGCATCAAGCAAGCCCTGATGGAGCACTCTGCCGTCAACATCGACCTGCGCGAAGCATCCGCCTTGACCGGTTCCGGTTCCAATGTCGGTGGCCGCGTTGTTTTTGACGATGCGTTTGCAGCCCTGCGCCTTGCCAACCCCTTGCGGATGGCGGCACGCGAAGTGCCTGTGAACGGTTCTGACATGCAGTTTGTTGCCAAGACCGGCAACGCAACCAACCAAGCAAACCCTTGGGGCTACACGTTCACGCCCAACAGCGGAACACCCAACACAAACACCACAATCTGGCAGTTGCCCGTCCGTGCAATCACGGCCCAACTTCCGATTCGCACTGCCGTCCTGTCGGACGTCAACAACCTTGACCCTACCATTGCTGATGACCTTGCCCTTGAGTTTTCTCAACAGGAAGCGTTGAGCATGGTTCGTAACAACGATCAATCTGGCACCACAACCACCACGACCGGCGGCGAAGTTGGTTTGCGCGGTTTGGACAGCTACCTGAGCGGCGCGGCAAGTGCATACGGCACAAGCGGTGTGAACATGACCAACGGCATCCACACGATTGCCACCGTCAGCTTGGGCGGCGTGACGCCCACCTACAACAAGATTGTGGACGCGGTTGACGCCCTGCCAGCGCAATACTGGTCTATGCCCGGAACCATGTGGCAGATGACCCCAACCCTCATCAAGACCTTGCGCCAGTTGAAGGACACACAGGGCATGCCCTTGTTCCTTGAGATTGGTGAGAAAGACGGTTCTGCCGTGGGCAACGTGTTTGGCTTCCCCGTGATTGCCAACCCGTACATGAGCGATGCCTTCCCTGCCTACCTTGGCAACTGGCCGCGTTTCCTGACCATTGGCGACACTGAGCAAATCACCATCCAAGGTTTTGAGCAGACCGCACCCGGCTTCATCACCATGTTCGCTGAGAAGCGCGTGGTGTCCAGCGTCCGCAACCCGTTTGCTGGCGTCCGTGTGTCCGCAGCCTGATGAGGTGAGCAATGAGCGTTGAGCAAATTGGGTATCTCAACTATGGTGCGCCAACGCGCAACCCGTTCAACTACGCCAAATTTGAGCAGATTGGGCGGGACATTTCCACCCAATGGCTCACAACGCAAGAGCTTGCCAACCAACTCAACTTGTTTGAGGATGAGTCGCAGGACGGGTATTTGGAAGCACTGGAATTGGCGGTGCGACAAGCCATTGAGGATTTCATTGGCCTGTCGATTTTCCCAACCAGCTATCGGGTTTGGTACAACGCCACCAGCTTGTACGGAACGCCCTTGACGTTGGATTTGCCGGAAGTAAGCCAGAACCAGAACACGGGGCAACCCGGCGTCACCGTCAGCGCAGTTAAATACTGGACAGGTGCAACCGTTCCGGTGTTGAACACAGTACCCCGCAGTCAATACTATTACGACCCATCTGGCAACAAAATCGTGCTGCAACAACTGCCGACCGATTTGAATGGCGACATGACCAGCCCGGTGTTCTGCGAATATGTGACGGCCGCAAACCCCCTTGCTCAGTACCCCGTCATCAAGCAAGCGGGCCTGTTGCTGTTCACCCACCTGTACAACAACCGAAGCAACACAACCGAAGTCAAGCTGAACGAAATCCCGTTTGGCGTGGCGACCTTGCTGCGCCCTTACAAGCCGTTGGTGATGTAAATGAGCATCCGCCGATTTGAAAACATCACTGTCAACAACCTGACCTTTGGCAAAAACGGGTTTGGGGAGCAAAGCACTGCTCAGGCGGAGTGGTTCAAGACCCGGGCGGAGGTTCATGACGTTTCCAACAGCGTCCGCATCAGCGAAAAATACCGGCTGTATCAGGATTTGGTGAACTTGACTATCAGGTACACGCCCAACGCCAAAGCAATCGTGGACAGCATGAACCTGTACTCAATCACTTGGCGCGGCAACGATTGGAGAATCACGGACGCACGCGAATCCAATGACCGCATGAGCGTGAAATTGATGTGCTACCGAACAGACCCACAGACGGCGGTGTAAATGGCTCAACTCAATCCCGTCCTCACCGGCCAAGCCATCCAGTACCAACTGGCAAACATCGTCACGCCTGTGCCGGTGTACGCGGCATTCAACCGGAACTTTGCCACCGAACCAAAGTTCATTGTGTGGCACGTCCGCGATATTCACCAGCCCGTTTACACAGGTTCAACCCAAGGAATCAAGGGCATCGACACCCCTGTTTTTCAGGTGTCCGTGTTTACGCAGAAGGTTGAAGATGGTTTCACCATTTCCAATCAAATACTACAATCCCTGCATGGTTACAGTGGGATGTTTGGCAACCCCGCAAGCGGTGGCTTCAACATTTCCAAAGCGGACGTGATGTGGTTGTACAACAGCTTTGACAACGATGAAAACTTGGCGCAAGTCTTTTTGGATTGCACCCTGTACATCCCAACCTGACAAGACAAGAGTGTTCAACCCAAACTGAGGAATTGAAAAATGGCCCTTCCAAACAAAGTCCTACCGGGTTTTTCTGCCGCGCTGTATGCACAACCCGGCTCAAACCCAACCACACTGACAACCGCACAACTTTCCTTGGTTGCCAGTGTTGCGCCCTTGGCCGTTGTCGGCAACCAGTTGCCAGTTCAGGCAGTCCCGGCTTTTGGGTCTGATGACGCTGTTGCCAACTTCAGCATTGCCGGTTCGCGTCAATCCGACAAAATTCCGGTGCAAGCGGCCCCAACAAGCCTGAGCGTCACGGCTTCATGGAACCCTGCGGACGCCAACTTGCTGCTGATGCGGGCAGACGCGTACAGCGGCGTGATTGACCGCACGTTCGTCATTGAAGCTGATGATGGCGCAAACATCGTGTACTACGCCTTCAACGGGCGCGTGAGCAATTTCCAAATTGACGCGCAACCCAATGCTGAGGCAAAGTGCAATTTCACTATCCATCCACGCGGCAACCAGTTCGGTTGGAGCAACAACGCATAAGGAATCATCATGACTATTCCAGCAAAAGTCCTACCCGGTTTCAGCGCGTCCTTGTGGATGCAGTCTGCCGCTACGCCAACACCGCTCACCACGGCCAATTTGTCTGTATGGCTGGCGCAGGTCACGACCATCGTTGGCACTGCCGCCAACGGCACTGGCACGGCTGGCGTGTTGGTTCCCGTTCAAAACGTGCCCGCGTTTGGCATGGATGACGCTGTTGCAAACTTTGCCATTGCGGGTTCGCGTCAGTCTGACAAGATTCCAGTGCAGTCTGCGCCCACCAGCTTGAGCGTGACAGCGTCTTGGAATCCTGCTGATACAGCTTTGTTGCAGATTCGCTCAGACGCCTACAACGGAACCGTTGACCGCACGTTCGTGGTGGCTGCTGTCGAAGGCACGAACACCGTGGCATACGCGTTCAACGCCCGCGTGAGCAACTTCCAGATTGACGCACAGCCCAACGCGGAAGCGAAGTGCAATTTCACGATTCATCCCCGTGGCAACCAGTATGGCTGGAGCAACAACTGATGACCGCGATTGAGCAAGCCACTCAAGCAATTTTGGCAACCTACGGCGACCCATTGCGGGTTGCCGCAGACTTCAAAATTGACAACGCGGAGATTCAAGCCGCAATGCAAGAAGCGGAGCCGGGGAGCGGCTACCACTACGCCCTCAGCCTGTTGGCGGAGGTCAACCCACCCAAGCCCGTCAAGGCCAAAGACTGACCATGCAAGACAACACAATACAAGACACGAATGACCTGCTGGATTACCTTGTTGAGCAAGCCAAAGAGCACAAGCATTGGTTTGGCTTCATGCAGCAAAAAATGACGGGCATTACCTTGGCCCATCAGATTGCGGCGCGACACGCGGACAAAATGACGCCCGTTGAAATTGTTGAGTACGTCAAGCAACTCAACAACGAGATTTTCAACAGGATGATTAAGCCGGGGGCTTGAGATGAGCGTCACCATCAAG